CTACTAGGGGATCACCACATCTCACTACATATACAGGCCCCAAATACCGTAAGTATATATTAGTGAATCTCTCACAGCAATATTACCATTGGGTAAGTTACCATGTGGTAACATGAGGGGGGGGGGTTCTTATACATCATGAAATTTTTATAAAAAATTTTTTTAAGATTATATGTGGGGTAAGAAAAGTTGTATATATTTGTTCTGTCGTTTAGGTGCTGTTTCCGCAAAGCCTAGTATGTTGTGAAGCCCTGGTGTAAATAGCCAGGGTTTTGTTTTAACAACCTGTTCTTAGAGAACAACAATATATACTCCCCTGTAGATAGGATCTGCAGGTTTAGTGCCAGGTAAGCATACCGTAAGAACTGCTCACTAGATCTGGCCTTCTCTGCGCAGGAAAGCTGTGAAGTATAACTGTTAGCAACACCCAGGAAAGTTTCTCTGATCAAGAATTACTTCCTGGGTTTTTTTATTTAAAATAATTCATATATTTGTGGAACCAACAAACTAAGTATGAGTAAGAGTAAAAAAAGGGAGCCAATTATCCTTGTAGAAATCAGTATTAATTTAGAAGATAAATTTGAGATCAGACTCCAGAAGGTTGATAAATCTACTATTCCAGTTATAGTAGGGTTATTAGAAAAGGTAAAGTTTGATTTACTAGCAAGAGATTTTGATGAGGATGGTGCTATAGAAGAAGAAGCACTTCCCGTAAATTTTATGAATAATAAATTTGAAGCATGATGGCTGAAAGATATATGAGTAAACCTGCATATGTTGATGCATTAAAATATGTAGATGATGACAGAGATTCTGTGTTTGCTTTTACGTATGAAAAAGCTGAGTTTATTATACCAGCAAACACAAAGCAGTTGACATTATATGTACACACTGATATGGGCCCTAAGAGATGTAATCCTAATGATTATATTGTAAAGAATAATGAAGGTACCTTGAGTGTATTAACAGAAGAACAATTAGAAAATAGTTTCTTAAAAGTAAAGAAAACAGAAAGTAAATTGATATGAGTAAAACAAGTAACAAAAGTAAGATTGAAGCCTTGAAAGGATGGCTTCAAAGTTTAACAATTAAAAAATACAAGTAATGGGTAAAACAGTAGTAAGTATTCCGGAAATAATCGGAATGAATGAAGCTAAGGTACTTTCATTTGGTGAACAGTTAGTAGGGATTGAGTTCAATCCATCTAATGATGCTGGTGTAGCTAAAGTAAAAGAATTATATGCTGAGATAGCTAATATCTTAAAAGATTCCTATCAAGAAGGACCAGGAAACCCAGTTAAAAGTTTATTGTTTGACCACGCAGTTGGTGAATTAGTAAGTGCCCAGATGGCAGTAGTAAAAGTAATCACGTTTAAATAAAAAGAAAAGATGAGACTATTAGGAAAAAGAATCTTGATTAACATTCCCGTTATTGAGAAAGCAATTATTGAGTTAAGCCCTATGCAAGAAGCAGAGCGCGAAAGAGAAGCAATCAAAAGATGGACTGAATTAGAAATTCATGCTGTAGGAGATGAAGTAGAAAAAGTAAAAGCTGGGGACAAAGTATATGTGCAAACATTTGCTTTAGAAGGAGCTGAGAAAATTGATCTAGATGGGTCAATTAAATTATTAGTAAAAGAGTTTGACATTGCCATTGTATATTAAGATGAATGAATTGCGTTACGAACACTATAATAAATCAATTATGAAAGGTTTAAGAAAAGAAAATGTATCAATTACACAAGAACCTAAATGGCTTGATCCACAAGAGTACAATAAAAACATATTGGATAAAATGCCAAAATGGACTAGCATTACTTCTCCTACTCCACAACCAGATGCATTAAGACCTAAGCATTACGGTGAAACTGATAGTACGTATGAAGTATTTAAAGTATTAGAAGCTTGGAATCTTGATAAAGATTTCTATTTAGGAAATGTTATTAAGTATGTTGCGAGAGCTGGTAAAAAAAATTCTGCAAAAGAAAAGGAGGATTTACAAAAAGCTTTAGTATATTTACAACGTAGAATTGATAGTTTATGATTATTGTTTGTTTACTTATTGGTGTAATTATTATGTATATACTATATGGATTACAAAATTTTTGGCGTATGCCTATATACAATAAGGTATATAACATGTGGCAAGAAGATACCAAGAAAGTAACTAAAGCTAACTTAGCAATAATTATAATGTGTTTTATATCTTTTCTCTTAGGTGTTATCTCTAACATAATGATTAATTAAATTTTTTATTTATATAAAAGAGCCCTGGTTTTTACTAGGGCTTTTTTTTGTGAAAAATTTTTTGTATATTATTAATAGTATTTATATTAAAAATAAAAAATCATGGACATATTAAATTGGTTTAGCTGGACTAAACAAAATAGAGTAGTTACATCAGTAAGTGACAATGCATTAATTGCGGTAGGTGAACCTGATCCAAACAGAGATGATAAGTATTTGACAGTTGCTATTAAAAGATCAGATCTTTTACCAACTGTTCCTAAGTTACCAAATTATACAAATGATGCTGCTGTTAATGCTGTAGTTGTTACTGCTGAAAAAGGTCAAATATATTTTGATACTACATTAAATAAGGCTAAAGTATACAATGGCTCAGCATGGCAAGCAATGAACTAATAAATTATAGATATGAGTTTTAAAGGACAAATAAATTTTGGATATCCGTTGACATCCAATAATATAATAACAACAATACCAGATAATGCTGTGTTACCTTTATCCATAGGTAGTAGCTTACAAGGTAATACCTTAGGTGTAACATTTGGAGATTTAAAATCTCAAGTATCATCACCTTCAGTAATAGCTGTTAATGGTACATCATTGTATTCTACTACTCCATTAGCTGGACCAATAAGCTCGCTTAATAATATTGCAATTGGAAGACTAGCTGGAAAAAATGTTACTAATGCAGAAGCATCTGTATTTTTAGGAACATTTGCAGGTGATAGTGCAACCAGTGCAGGTTATTCAAATTTTATTGGATCACAAGCAGGTATTTTTGCCAACAATGCTTATAATTCTAATTTTATAGGAAGAGATTGTGGATACAATGCATATAATGCTTATGAATCTAATTTTTTAGGATATGGCTCAGGTGCTCAAGCAGGTAATGCTTATAATTCTAATTTCCTAGGAAAAAATGCAGGTAGTACAGCAGGTAGTGCTAATAATTCTAATTTCTTTGGTCAAAATGCTGGCAATGGTGCAGGTGGTGCTAATAATTCTAATTTTATAGGTATTGAAACTGGATTTCAAGCAACCCTTGCAAACAATTCTAATTTTATTGGAGCATATGCTGGTCAAAGTTCTTTTAATGCATACCATTGTAATTTTTTAGGAAAAGAATCTGGACAACGTGCATTTAATGCAAATAATTCAAACTTTTTAGGGCAAAATGCAGGTACAGACGCAACAACAGCTTATAGATCAAACTTTTTAGGTTTAGAATCAGGAATGAATTCTACAGGAAATAATGTAAATGCGTTTGGTTACAGAGCACATAAAGGTGGAACATTATCTGGACAAACTGTATTTGCTAATGCCACTGTACCTTCTTATGTAAATAGAGCAGCAGCAACAACTGCAATCACCATTCTTAATGGAGCAGTAGCAGAAAGCACATACTTATACTATAATCAAACAACTTTTGCTATAGAAGCAGTAAGACTTTAATAACTTAAATAAAAATATATTATGAAAATCACATTTGAAAATCCAAAAGAAGTAGTAATTGTTAAAGAAATTAAAAGAACAATTACTGAATTAACAATTGAAGAAATTGTAGATAATAATTCAAGAAAAGAAGTAAAAGCATATACTGAAGAATTAGGTATTCTTACTTTATGGGTAGGGGCTGCTTATGATGCAATTGGTGAATGGACTGATGCAGATGTAGTTGCTAGAGTAAAAGAACTTTATAAATAATAGTTATAAGTATTTTAAATTTATTATATTTACAGAAAATAATATAAACCAAAAAAATTTAATTATGACTCCAGCTGAAGCATTAAATGTAATTGAACAAGCATTAAACCTTGCTAACTTAAAAGGTGTGTATTCTTTACCAGATGTTAATAAAGTATTATTAGCAATAAGTACTTTCCGTAACTTAGAAGAAGTAAAAGCTTCTATTCCGGAATTAGTAACTGAGTAATTCCTACAGCAAACATCTTAAACCCTGGATTAACTTCTAGGGTTTTTTTGTTTATGTGATTTTTTTTAGTTATATTAATATATAGCCTAAATATTTATTATGGATATTCTAAATTTTATAAGTTGGATTAAAGAAGGTAGAGTTGTAAAAACTTTTAATTCTTCTAAAGTTTTATTACCTATAGCAATTAATGATTCTAAAAGAGATGACGGTTATTTAGCTGTTGCAATGACTGTAGAAGATTTTGCAAACAATATTTTATATGAACCAACAAATCAATTTTTTGTAGATCCTAACAGAACTGATAGTTATGTAGCTAATGGTAGTATCATTACTCCATTTAAAACTATTGGTGCAGCACAAACTGCAATTAATAATTTAATTGCTGAAGGTGTTACTATAGCTACTGAACTTAATCCAGCTTTTATTAGATTACAAGGAGCTGTTACTGAAGATGTAACTTTAACAAAAGGTCATATATTTTTAGTAGGTGAGAATGGAAGTATAGCTAATCCTATTTATTTAATAGGCACCATTACTGTAAATGGTGATGATACATCAACAAGTGCTTTAGATAATAATCATTTTTCTATTCAAGGTATTACAGTATTACCTAATGGAAGTAATAATGGTATAGTATTTACAGGATCAAATGCTCAAAGACTTTCTTTAGAAAATATTTGGGTACAAGTAGGCGGTACAGGTACAGGAATTTTATGTAATAATACAGGAGTAAGAATGTCTGATGGTTTTAAATCTAGATGTTATGGTACACAAATTAAAATAAGTCATACTGGATCGGGTAATATATATTGTTTTAATATAATAAAAGGATCTGCTGATTTTACATTTGTAGATACATCTGGTGCAACAAAAGTAGCTGTTGTACAAACAGGAGCTACCTTATCATTTGTACAATCTCAATTAAATGCAAAAAATGAAGCTTGCTTAGAAGTTTATGGTACAGGTATTTTATCTGTAACACAATCTAGTATTTCTAATTTATTTGGATCAACTGCTTGTTATGGTATTTGGTTACATGATATAGGAAGTGTAGCTAATGTTGGACAATCTTTATTTCAAGTAAGCTCTGCTAATATTAATTCACGTGCTGTACATGGTATTTTAGGAACAGCTTTTTTTTATGCTTATAATGCATATTACCCAGGAGCGTTTACAGATAAAGTTGATGCGGTTATTGGTGCTGGTCTTATTCCAGTTGATACATCATTTACAACAGTTTAATTAAAAAATAAAAATAATGTCAATAGGAAACTTAAAGGATACAGGAAATCAAGGAAATAATTTCCCATATCAAATGAAAACATTACTAGGTCTTCAGCAAATAGTAGATGGTATTTCTGGTATTGCACCTCCTGGTGGGGCAGCTACAGAAACAACTCTCTTAATAGTTGAGGCATATGTAGAAATAATTAAGAAAAATTCTATATCTAAAATAGGTAGGATCCAAGGATCAGCAAATTATAATAGAGTTTTAGCTTACAATGTTAATAATGATGTAACAAGTGTTACTCATACTGGAACTACTGAATATGGTGTAGAAACTATCATTGAAACACTCAGTTATGATGAAAATAGAAATGTAACAGAAATTCAATATTCATAATTATGAAAAATAAATACAATCCGGTATCTGGTGAGTTTGATCTTGTAAACTCACTTCAAGACATAAGCTATGTACATACTCAATCTGTTCCTGCAACTACATGGGTTGTTATTCATAATCTAAATACTAAATGTTCTGTACAAGTAGTTGATGAAGATAAGAATGAAATTATTGCTCAGATTGACTGGATAGATAATAACACTGTAAACATAACATTAAATATTCCATTTACTGGATATGTTTATTGCAATTAATAAAATAAAATTGTATATTATATTATAACTTAAATTTAAACTAAAAACAAAACAAAATGGCAGAAAAAAAGTTTTTTGTAGACATTAATCTACAAGGTAGTGCGTTAACTAACGCAACAATTGGTACAAATTCAAGCTTAACCAAAGCTGGTTCATTTGGATTTGATGGAACAAGATTAAAGTATTTTGATGGTACAGCTATCAAAGATGTGGCTAACTTGTCTGATATTTCAGCAGTAACAGGTGGTTTGATCTTCCAAGGTGGATATGATCCAACAACTGATACTCCAGATATTACAGACGGATCAGCATTAAAAGGTTTCTTTTGGGCAGCAACTGCAGCAGGTACTTTCTTAGGAGAGTCTGTACAAGTTGGTGATTCAATTGTTGCTAAAGTTGATAATGCTGGTGCAACAATTGCAGACTGGTTGATTTTACAAGGTAACATAGTTATTGCTACTGATTCAGTTGATGGTATCTCTCGTTTAGCTACACAAACTGAAGCTAATGATGGTACAGAAGGTGGTGCAGTTGTTATTACTCCTGCTACATTACAAGGTAAAATTGATGCTCAAATTACTCCTGAGATTTCTAGCAAATTGCCACTAGCAGGTGGTACTATGTCTGGTGACATCAATATGGGTGGTTATGGTGTAAACCATGTTGCAACTATTGGGTTTATTGATGGTTTAAGTAATCCTATTGCTGTTACTAGTAATTTAGACCTTACTGGAAACAGTATCGCTAACTTACCAGCACCTACAAACGGAGGAGACGCAACTAATAAGACTTATGTTGACGGTGAAGTAGCTACTGCATTACCATTAGCTGGTGGTACTATGAGTGGTACTCTTGATTTAGGTAATAACAACATTGCTGGTGTAAACGCTATTAATACTAATGAAATTACTACAACAAGTGGTTATGGTTACTTACAATTACCTAAATCTAATTTTGGTGGTGATGTTAGTTTAAATTCAAATAAAATTACTGACTTACCAGCTCCAACAGCTGGTGGTGACGCAACTAATAAGACTTACGTAGACACTGCTGCTTCAACTGCACAAGCTAACGCTGAAGCTTACGCTGATTCATTAGCTCCTAACTATGATGCTGCTGGTTCTGCTGCTCAAGCATTAACTGATGCTAATGCTTACACTGATACACAATTTTATGAGGCTACCTTTTCGACTGGAGATTGGGTATTTGTTCCTGGTTTTGGTTATATACTTACTGTATTACACAATATAGGTACAAATGCACCTAAAGTTACTACTATAGTTAATAGTTTGGGTAGTGTAGAATTTTTCTGGGCCGTGAATGACTCTAATGAAATAGGTATTGTTTCTAATTTTATTCCTACTTCTGACACAGTAGTTGGTGTTTCTAGATA